ATGATTCCAACATAACTACAAAGGCGATAAATGGATACTACCCGAACCAACGGCCCTATCAAGGCTCGGTATGAGAAGCAAGCACTTACCCGCAAGCCCTTCCTTGACAGGGCGCGTGAGTGTTCGCGGTATACCATTCCGACTCTCATTCCGCCTGAGGGGGCAAACGAACACACGAAGTTCAAGACTCCGTATCAGGGCGTCGGCGCACGCGGGGTGAACAACATCGCCGCGAAACTCCTGCTAGCCCTGTTTCCCCCGAACAGTCCGTTCTTCAAGCTCTACATCCCCGATGACAAGGTTAAGGCTGAGATTGAACAAGACCCGCAGACGAAGGACCAGATTGAGCTTGCCCTTTCTAAGATTGAACAGAAGGGCGCGAAGCATATCGAATCGTCCAACGCCCGGTCCAGCCTGTTCGAAGCCCTGCGTCATCTGGTGGTCGGTGGGAACATCCTGCTGTACTGCCCGAAGGACAAGAAGCTCTCACTTCAAGTCTACAAGCTGGAAAACTATGTGGTCAAGCGTGACCCAGCCGGTAACACCGTTGCTATCATCACGAAGGAAACGACGGTATGGGAACTTCTCCCTGATAAGGTGAAGGAGATTGTCCCGCGTCCGCCTGAGGAAAACGCCGATCCCAACAAGAAGTACGAAAAGAAAATCGACATCTATACGGAAATCGCTCTTGTCGAGGACCGGTGGATTGTCAAGCAGGAGATTGAGGGGAAGACTCCCGAAGACTCCCGTGGACATTATCCGAAAGATAAGTGTCCGTGGATTCCCCTCCGCTTTGTTAAGGTGGACGGTGAAGACTACGGTAGGGGCTACGTCGAGGAATATCTAGGCGACCTCGTTTCTCTTGAGGAACTGATGCGATCCATCGTGCAGGGTTCCGTTGCCGCCGCGAAGATTCTCTTCATGGTCAAGCCGAACTCCGTCACGAAAAAGAAAACTCTTGAGAACGCCGAGAACGGGGACATTGTCGAAGGCTCAGCTGATGACGTGTCCACGCTACAGGCAAACAAGTTCAACGACTTCAGAGTCGCCAGTGAGACGGCTCAGAAGATTACGGAGCGGCTGGCTCATGCGTTCCTGATGAACACCGCTATTCAGCGTCAGGCAGAGCGCGTGACGGCAGAGGAAATCCGGTACATGGCGCAGGAGCTTGAGGATGCCATTGGCGGCATTTATTCGCTTCTCGCACAGGAACTTCAGCTTCCCTTTATCCGACTCGTGCTGGACCGCCTGTCGCAACAGGGTGTCCTGCCTACCCTTCCCGCGAACCTCGTTGACATCACCATCGTTACCGGACTTGAAGCCCTCGGGCGCGGTCAGGAGATGGCGAAACTCGACACCTTCTTGAAGCATCTGTCCCCGCTTGGACCTGAGGTTATCGCTCAGTATGTGAACCTCGACAATTATATGACCAGACTCGCCACCTATCTTGGCATGGATTTGACAGGTCTTATAAAGTCCAAAGAGGAAATCGCTGAGGAACAGGCTCGTCAGCAGGATGCGATGCAGAAAGCAGAGATGCAGAAGTTGATGCTCAACAAGGGACCGGATTACATCAAGGCAGGAACTCAGGCGGCACAGGCTTACAACGAAGCCCAACAGCCGCCAACCCAATAAAGATCCATGAGAGGTTTGTATGCCCGAATCGGTAGTTGTTAAAGGTAACCCCACGCCGGACCCTGCTCTCAACCAGCAGGATAATCCCAACAATCAGCAACAGCAGAACAACGCACCCGACCCCAATCGCCCGGCATGGCTTCCTGAGAAGTTCAAGACCCCAGAAGACCTCGCCAAGTCCTATCAGGAACTTGAGCGTGAGTATACGAAGGTCAAGCAAGGCCAGCAGACGCCCCCGGCGAACCAGCAGACCCCGGCAGGTCAACTCAAGATTGACGAGTCTGGTAAAGTAATGGTCGGCAACCTCGACGTGTCCAAGTACAACAACGAGTTCGCTCAGACCGGGCAACTCAGCGAAGCATCGTACAAGGAACTGGAAGGCATGGGTCTTCCGAAGGCGATGGTTGATGCGTATATTGAGGGCCAGAAGTCCCTCGCCAACTCCTTCGTCGCAGACGTTCAGTCGAGCGTCGGTGGAGCGGAAGCCTACACTCAGATTCTAACGTGGGCAAAGACGAACCTCTCCCAAGAGGAAATTACGGCGTTTAACAACGTCTGTGAGAACGGCAATATCCCGCAGGTGAAACTTGCGGTCGCCGGAATCAAAGCCAAGTACGAAGCCGCCAACGGCAAAGACCCGAACCTCACTCGTGGGGATAAGGGCGGCTCCCCGGCTGTCGGTGGATTCCGGTCCTATGCAGAGGTCACTCAGGCAATGAGCGACCCGCGCTATCAGACGGACCCCGCGTACCGTCAGGATGTTATGGATAAACTCCGTACATCCAAACTCTTTTAGGACGTTCTCTTAGAGCGTTCTTCACCTAACTGAGTCAAGGTTCAACCAGACTCTTTGCCCTGTCTGCGGACGGGAAAACTCAGAGAACGAAAACCAGAGACTCGGGCAGGACCATTACAACTCCATACCTCAATAATCGCTAAAGGAGATAACAACAATGGCACTTCCCGATTACACCGTTTCAAGGCTTGGCCTCAAGGACGGTAACGCTGATGCCGTAGAGCTTTTCCTTAAAGTCTACGCTGGCGAAGTCCTGACTGCTTATGAGAAGAAGACCATCGTTAAGGGTCGGCATCTTGAGCGCACGATTGCTTCCGGCAAGTCGGCTCAGTTCCCCCTGACGTGGAAGGCTGTTGCGTCCCTGCACACTCCCGGCGCTATGATTGATGGGCAGTCCATCAAGCACTCGGAGAAGGTTATCGACATCGACGGCCTTCTGATTGCGCCTGTGTTCATCGCTTCTATCGACGAGGCTATGAACCACTACGAAGTCCGCTCCATCTACACCAACGAGCAGGGTATCGCCCTCGCGGACCAGTATGACCGCGAAGTCCTGCAATGCATCATCCTCGCGTCCCGCGACAGCGAGACCTTCACGGGTTCCGGCGCCGGTTCGTCCGTTACGGACGCCGACCTCGCTACGGACGCCGACATCCTCGCCGGTGCGCTCATGAGCGCCGGTCAGAAGATGGACGAACTCAACGTCCCCGAGTCGCCCCGCTTCGCGGCTTTCAAGCCCGCGCTGTACTGGCTCCTGCTTCAGAGCGACCTCGTCATCAACCGCGACTACTCCAACGGCGGCAACGTCCAGAAGGGTAAGGTGTGGGAACTGGCGGGTATCGAGATTCTGAAGTCGAACAACGTCCCGTCCACGAACATCAACTCGGGTATTACCAAGTACCGTGGTGACTTCACCAAGACGAAGGGCGTTGTGTGGCATCCTCAGGCCGCAGGTACGGTCAAGCTGATGGACCTCGCGCTTGAGTCGGAATACCTCATCACCCATCAGGGTACGCTCATGGTGGCGAAGTACGCCGTTGGGCATGATTCCCTGCGCCCCGAGGGTGCTGTGGAAATCGCCCTGCCCTAGTTGCGTCTAGCCACGCTAACCGGCATTAACCATTAACCCAACCGAAGGGGGACTTGAAGTTAAAACTTTGAGTCCCCCTTTTTGTAAAGGAAGAAAAATGAACATCGCTTTACTGAGCGAGCTTGATGCAGTAAACTTCATGCTGGAAAGCATCGGCTCCATGCCGGTCGCTTCCCTTGACGATTCCGGTGTCGCTGATGTCGCTATCGCTAACTTCATCCTCAAGCAGACTTCTCGTGAAGTTCAGTCTGAAGGTTGGCATTTCAATTCTGATGTGGACATTGAGTACACACCGGATATCGACGGATACATCACTTTCGGCGCGAACATCCTGAGAGTAACCCCCACCTATCGAAACGTGTGGAATACGGATGTCGCCCTGCGCGGTCAGAAGCTCTATGACCGCCGGAATAAGACTCTCGTTTTCACACAAAGCGTTAAGCTCGACACGGTCACGTTCCTTGCGTGGACCGACCTGCCGGAAACGGCTCGTAACTACATTGCCCTCAAAGCATCCCGCCGGTTTGCACAGAAAGTTCTCGGCGCGGATTCCGTCTGCACTTGGACTGAAGCGGACGAGAAGGAAGCCCGGCGCGTCTTTGAGGAATATGAGGGTGACACGGCGAAGTACAACATCCTCATGAACAATCCCGGCCTTCGGAGATAGAACTTCTAGTTCACTTCATTAAAAGGACTTCATTAAAATGTCGAACAGAATCAGCAGAGGGATTCCCGGCTTTCACAACGGAATCTCCCAACAGGCGGCGGCGAACAGACTACCCTCTCAGGTGGCTGACGCGGTCAACGTGTTCCCTTCGCTCGTTGAGGGGATGACGAACCGTCCCCCGCTGAAGCATATAAAGAAACTCAACA